GGTCACAAAGTGACTGCTGAAAACGCTCACGGCTTGGCCGCTGACTTGGTTACTTCTTGATTTGAAGCCAACGGAAAAGGCCAGGGAAACCTGGCCTTTTTTTTAAGATGATCCACAAAAGACTTTTCGACCGAAACGAGCAGCAAGGCATCACACGCTTTTGGCATGAGAACGCTGAGACAGGTGATGTGACGATTGAGACACAGCAGGACGTCACGGCTGTGATCGAGGCCAACAAAGCCATCTACAATGCAGTTGACGAGAAAGCCAATTGGTCAGGTGAATGGCACCTGGTCGCAAGCATTCCCGAGGCGCTGTATTACAAGATGAAGGCCGAGGGAAAGATTGATGATCAGGAGTACATGAAAAAATGGCTCAACGATTCTGACAATCAATTCTTCAGGACACGCCCAGGAAAAGTATGAATTACATCGCTGTTTGCACCCCAGCCCGAGATCAGGTTCACACCAATTACACCTACTGCATGGTCAACATGGTGGCGTTTCACACGCTCAACACCGATGACGCCATCAGCCTGAAATTGATGCAAGGCACTATCATCCAAAACCAAAGGGCCGACCTTTGCCTGGATGCGATGCGAGAGGGGTGCACGCATGTCTTGTTCATCGACAGCGACATGACCTTTCCACAGGACTTGGTGGGTCGGCTCTTGGCGCACGACAAAGAGATCGTGGCGGCCAACTGCGCACGGCGCAGAATGCCAACTGGCCCCACTGCTCAGAACTACGACGAGAACGGCAAGCGCGTGCCTGTGTACACCATGCCCGAATCGACGGGTTTGCAAGAGGTGGGGAGCATTGGCACGGGCATAATGCTGATCAAGCGTGAGGTGTTTGAGGGTATGTCCGAGCCATGGTTCGACATGCCATGGCAGACGACTCGGGGCTACATGGGCGAGGATGTGTTTTTCTGCAAGAAGGCGCAGGAACTCGGGTACAAGGTCTACATCGACCACGATGTGTCCAAGGAGATTGGGCACATTGGCACGTTTGAATTCCGACACGACCACACATGGATCGTGAAAGAGGAAATGGACAAAGAGGCTGAAAATGGCACTTAGCACATACGCAGAGTTGAAGACATCCATTGGCGACTGGCTCAACAGGTCCGACCTGTCGGCCACCATCCCTGACTTCATCAGCCTGGCAGAAGCGCAGATCGAGCGCACGCTGCGCACCCGGCAAATGATTGTTCGGGCCAATGCGTCCTTTGACCAGCAGTATGGCGCTGTGCCTTCTGACTTCTTGGAAGTAAAGTCGCTCAAGCTGACCAGCACCAACCCACCAACGCCTCTGTCGTTCCTGACGATTGACTCGCTGGACGAGCAGTCTTCCAGCTACACAGCCAGCGGAAAGCCAAGGTTTTTTGGTGTGGTGGGCAACCAGTTGCGCATCCTGCCAACACCTGATGGCACATACACCACCGAGTTGACCTATTTCGCCAAATTGACGAAGTTGTCAAATAGCGTGACCACCAACTGGTTGCTGACCTCCAGCCCCGACATTTATCTGTACGGTGCGCTGCTGCAAGCTGCGCCTTACCTGCAAGACGATGCGAGAATTCAGACATGGGCAACGCTGTATGAGCGTGCCTTGAATGATCTGCGCACAGCCGATGATCGGGGCGCATCATCTGGGGGCACGCTGTTGACCCGAGCAAAAACTTTTGGATAAGGAACCGAAGCCATGTCATCTTTTACCGACTACACCGAAAGCCTGGTGCTGACCTGGCTCCTGACCAACGGCAGCGCCACACGCCCGACAGCTTGGTATGTGGGCCTGTTCACGGCTGCGCCATCTGACACTGGTGGTGGCACTGAGGTGACCGGCAGCGGCTACGCACGCACGGCCACGGGCACCATGACGATCTCGGGCACATCGCCCACCACGGCCACCAACGCTGCGGCCATTGAGTTTGCTGCGGCCTCTGGTGGCAATTGGGGTTCCATCGGCTGGGCGGCCATCTTTGACGCCAGCACGGGCGGCAACATGATCGCCTGGGCGGCTTTGAGTACGGCACGCACCATTAACGATGGCGATGTGCTGCGCATCCCTGCTGGCGACCTCGATGTCACTTTGACATGACATGGCTGCATATGGCCTCGGCAATTATGGCGCTGGGCAATACTCTGATCCACGGGTAGGGTACGGCGGCGGCTCTTATGGGGTGGGCAACTACTCCAGAGGCTCTTTTGAGCCTGCTGTCAGTGTTGCGGCCACCAGCGCCCTGGCCATCGGCGGCATTGTGGTGTCGCAGCCCCGTGTGGACATCGCGGCGCAAAGCGCGGTGTCTGTCAGTGCCACCAGGTTTGTTTCTGCATCTGCGTCCATAGCAGCCACCAGCGGTGCGTCTGTCTCTGTTGTCAGAACAACGGCCACTGCTTTCTCAGTTACCGCAGCCAGCAGCATGGCCACCAATGCGGTGCGGTATGCCATAGGGGCAGCAGCGGCTGCATCGGCCTCCAGCGCCAGCATAGCGGCCCTGCGCGTGGCCATTGCCAGCGCCACAGCCCAAGACGCCAGCACCATGGCCATCAATGCTGTGCGCGTGCCATTGGTTCAGATTCTGATTGAAGACTTTGGCCAGATGACGGTATCCACCAACATCATCGGCTCCAGTGGCGCGACGATGGCGGGGCAATCGTCCATGGAGGTGGCTGCAATTCGCAGGCAGTCATTTGCGCTGTTACTTGCTGCGCAGTCTTCCATGGCCGTGGATGCTGGCCTAAAATGGCAAGCAGAATCCGACACATCCGAAACTTGGTCAGCAATTGGTGACACCAGCGAAACCTGGACATCTATTTCCGACACATCCGAAACATGGTCTGGAATTGATGACACCAGCGAAAGCTGGACGCCAATTGCTGACAATACTGAATCCTGGCAAATTGCCGCATGAGGTGAAAAATGGCTGATACAACCACGACCAACCTTTTACTGACCAAGCCCGAGGTGGGCGCGTCAGCAGACACTTGGGGCACCAAGATCAACTCTGACTTGGACACCATCGACGCATTGTTTGATGCTGGCCCTGCACTGAAGGTGGCCAAAGGCGGCACGGGCCTGACATCCCTGACTGCTGGCTACATCCCCTACGGCAACGGCACATCGGCGTTTGGCAACGAGTCCAACTTGACCTATGACGCCACCAACAACCGTCTGGGTGTGGTCGGTACGGGTTACAGCCCCAACATCACGTTGACCGATGCGGCAACAGTAGCTTGGGACACGACAACAGGCCAAGTGGCTACCTTCACCTTTGTGTCAAGCAACAGGACGATGGGAGCGCCTTCTAGCCTTGTCTCTGGTGCTTTCTATGCACTGGCTGTGATCCAGAACGCTGGCAGCAACACACTGACATGGAACAGCGTGTTCAAGTGGACTAGCGGCACTGCACCAACACTGTCCACTGCGGCGAGTGCAAAAGACTATTTTGTGTTCCGCTCTGACGGTACAAACCTGTACGAGCAAGGCCGTTCACAGGGGGTTGCATGACCTTTCCCGTCTTCTCGGCTGGCACAAGCGCCTACAACCTGACCAACTCTTTGCGGTTTCGCAGCAGTGCGTCTGCGTATTTGAATCGGACTCCTGCGAGTGCTTCAAACCGCAAAACATGGACTTGGAGTGGTTGGGTTAAAAGGGGTGCGTTGGAGGGCGCATTTCAGTCTGTGTTTGAAGCAGGTAATGTTTCAGACCAGACTACCACTGAGCTATTTTTCAGTTCTGATAACACGCTTCGCCTCACAGCATGGACAGGCGCGTCTTCGCCTTCCGCCGTAACAACGGCAGTTTTTCGTGACCCATCGGCTTGGTATCACATTGTTGCTGTTTTTAACAGTCCAAATGCTACAGCCGATGACCGAATGATTTTGTATGTCAACAATGTAAGACAAGCCCTATCTACAAATTTACCGCCAACACAGAATTTGGATTGGGGTGTAAATAACAATTGGATTCATACGCTTGGCAGAACTGCTAGTTCCGCAGTTGGTTACTTTGACGGCTACATGGCTGAGATCAACTTCATTGATGGTCAAGCCCTGACACCCAGCAGATTTGGTTCAACCAACGCTGTCACTGGCGTGTGGCAACCTGCCAAGTACACAGGCACATACGGCACAAACGGGTTCTATTTGCCGTTCACCAACACCACCAGCACGACCACTCTGGGCAACGACTTCAGTGGCAACGGCAACAACTGGACCACGAACAACATCAGCCTGACACCGGGGGTGACCTACGACTCCATGACGGATGTGCCGACACTGACCAGCCCGACTGCGGCAAACTTTGCTGTGTTGAATCCGTTGAGCACCGCAAGTGTTTTTTCAATCACAAACGGTAACTTAACAGCGTCAAGTAGCACACCAACAGGAACACAACCTGCATCGTTTTTCCTGACGAGTGGCAAGTGGTATTGGGAAAGCATCGGCAACGCATACGCTGGTGCGGTTTGTGGCTTAAATGGCGCAAGGTTCACAGGCTCTATTAGCGCAACAGGGTCAAACGGTATTGGTTATTGGGAAGGTGGTTTGGTCTATTGGGACGGAGGAAACTCTGGTGCAGGGCCAGCAAGCTACACATCAAGCGATGTTATTGGTGTCGCTCTTGATATGAACGCCGGAACAGTAGCGTTTTACAAAAATAACAGTCTTCAATTCACCGCTACTTTTGGCTCAGGGACTGTTCCAAACCTGAGTTCAGGATGTTTCCCTTGCTATAACCAAGGGCAATCTGGCGGGACTAAAACGGCCAACTTCAACTTCGGTCAGCGCCCCTTTGCCTACACACCGCCAAGCGGCTTTGTTGCGCTCAACACGTTCAACCTGCCAAGCTCAACGATCCCTGCTGGCAACAAGTACATGGATGCCACGACCTACACGGGCAATGGAAGCACTCAGAGCATCGTGAACAGCGGGTCCATGCAGCCTGATTGGGTGTGGGTGAAATCCAGAAGCAATGCTTATGGAAACTACGTCAACGATTCTGTTCGCGGCGCAAGTCAATATTTAGAAACAAACACGACTGGTGCGGAAGGTACTGCTGCAAACTCAGTGACTTCGTTCAATTCAAACGGGTTTAGCGTTGGGTCAAACCTTGTCTACAACTTTAGCGGATATACCTATGTCGGCTGGCAATGGAAAGGTGGCGGCACAGCCGTAACCAACACGGCTGGCTCCAGCACCAGCGCGGTCAGCGCCAACACGACCAGCGGGTTCAGTGTGGTGACGTACACGGGCACGGGAGCCAATGCGACTGTGGGGCATGGCTTGAACGTATTGCCTTCAATGGTAATTGCTAAAAACAGAAGCGGTACAGGTGATTGGGCTGTTTGGCACACGTCTCTTGGTGACAATATCTTGCGGTTAAATACAACAGGCGCATCAACATCATCAACTCCCAACGGCGTTTTTAACGTAGCCAGTTTTACGTCAAGTGTTTTTGCTGTTGGCAATGGCACTGTTAACGTGTCCGCATCAACTTATGTCGCCTACTGCTTTGCACAGATTGCGGGATTTAGTTCTTTTGGCTCTTACACAGGCAACGGCAGCACAGACGGACCGTTCATCTACACGGGGTTTAGGCCACGGTTTGTGATGACAAAACGCACAGATAGTACAAACGACTGGACCATCCACGACACTGCTCGTGATCCAACCAACACCACAACCCAAGAACTATATCCAAACTCAAGTTCTGCCGAATTCGGTCCGCGCAACTGGGATATTCTTTCTAACGGTTTTAAACTTAGAACAGCCACAGGCTCTGACCCCAACGTAAATGGCGGTACATACATTTACGCTTGCTTTGCCGAAAACCCATTTAAAAACGCTCTTGCGAGGTAACCCATGTTTGCAATTGTTCAAAACAACACCATCGTCCAGCTTGTGCCAGAGGGCACAGCCTTTGAGTT